TTCGATATGATTTATTGTGACATTGGTGGTTTGAATGAGTGGTCACAAACGATTGCTAAAACTCTCAGTCTCGTGTATGAAAATGATGCCACTGCTATCATTAAAATGTTTACACCTGATAATGATTACGCACAAGCAACCACTTTTCATCGCGACATATACGATTGGGTTTTACGCCGTTTTAACAAGATCGATATATATAAACCACCATCTTCTGGCGAAAACAATTCCGAGTATTATCTTTATTTATCCGAATCCGTACCTGTACAGGAATATTCGCGTGATGAATATTATAAATTGGTTCATAAAATATGTCTTGCTGAGAATAAACGCCGTTTCGTTGTACGTCGACTTCTTCAAACTGCTATACACCCGGTATTATGTGTCGATGGTCGACCCTTGCGTACCACAAAAGTTAAAACAGTTTGTAGCGTCACTGAGGCTGAACGTTTAGAAAAATATTTGTCATCCACTGATTTGAATCCGAAAATTAACACTGCCTGTCGTAACGCTGCAAAGTTGAAGTTACCTCACACTCTTGAATGTGCCGTAATGTCTGGTGTACCCGGTTGCGGAAAAACAACATTTTATCGTAAACACGCTAACGTCACCACTGTCATTGTTTGCCCTACTAGTGAACTTGCCGTTAAATTACGTAGTGAGTTACCGAAAGATTACACCGTAACTACTCAACACGCTTTATTTACGTTAAACGGTGTGTACGATAGTCTCATCGTTGATGAGGCATACACTTTTTATGTTGCACAGATACATGCTTTTGCTGCTTATTTGCGTGTGTCTAATATTATGCTTGTCGGTGACCCATTGCAAATACCACCAATTGATTTTAATTCACATTTCGTTGACTGTCGTATACTGTCAGATTTTCATCGCACCATTCAGAACAATACAACATATCGTTTAGCACATGATGCCACTTCTTTGTCACGTGGCTTAGGCTACAAAGAAATCACTACTTCATCACCTGTTTCGTCATCTATTTCTATGTTACAATGCACTCCTGCTACAGCAACAGCAGTAATTGCAAAACTTGGTTTTCCTGTTATTACTTATAATGAAACGTCATCACTTGAAAACTTTTGCAAAACTATTCATGGTAGTCAAGGTTCAACTATACCTAACCTTATACTTTATGTCGATCCAAAGTCCATTGATACTGGTCTGACAAGATCTTCTGGTCACGTACGTGTTGCCCTGACCCGTCATACTGATAATTTATTGATTTTGGGTTCTGCTGATGGTTTTGTACAAACAATTTTTCATGTGAATTCTAAACTTGAAGTGAACAATGCTCGTTTTGGTCAGCATGTTGCTGACGCTGATGTGGTGGCATAGCAATCACCGCTATTATTCAATGTGTCTAAGGTCATTGATCCGGTACCTTTAGATGCTAATATCACTTGTGACATTGTTTCTGACACACTTGACCGGATCATGAACTCGAACAATATTTTAGACGATCACATAGCGCAAGTTGGTTTATTACACGCTGTTAATAAAGGCGGCGGTCGTGCCGTGTTGAATGCTGATAAATATATAAGTCGTATCGTCAAACAGACTCGCATTCGCGGAAAACGTCTTCCTGGACACACACATGCTCGTAATCAATTTAATCTCACTGGCGTTATGTTTTACACACTTATGGATCGATATTCTAAAATTACTGTTGGTTCTGCTGATTCTATCAATGATTTAGTTGATTGTTTTGAAACTTTTGTAATTAAATTCTGTAAACACATTGAATATGAACCCCTACTTGAACCACCACAACATGAACTTGCTATACGTTTTCTTGCTAATTGTGGCCCACGTGCTACTGCTTTGTTCCATCATGTTTCGAATCGCACTGCATATGATGATTTTACTATTCATTATGCTGCTTATATGCGCGCATTACAAGAGAAAAATTTACCACCTGATCAACTGCAAAAAGAGTTTGACGATTTTTCTTCATTTATTGATTTCTTTTCGAAAAAGCAAGCTAAAGCTGATATTCGTCATTTTTATGACACTCGTATGAAAGCTAGTCAAGGTGTCTCAGCCTTTCAAAAACATGTTAATGCACTTTTGGCATCTTATAGTCGACAGCTTGCTGAAGTATTACATAATATTTTATTACCGCATGTCATTCTTGCATCGAACAAGTCTGATGCTGAGCTTGGTGCTTATGTGGCACATGTTTTGTCTTCTGTACCTGAACATTACGATTCTGAGAATTTTGCTAATGATTTCACTGAATATGATTCGAGTCAATACTCGCTCAGCCCAATGGCAAATTCTCTGTTCATGTGTATGTTTCATGCTCCTTTACAGATAATCGATATCTATCTCTCGATGCGTTCCAACTGGCGTTTTAACGATGATTGTGTTAAGTTTTATGGTTCACAAAAGATGCATTCTGGTGAACCTTTTACGCTTGTTGGTAATACCTTATTCGGGATGCTGGTGATATCTTTTGTTCTTGACTTTGATGAATTGTTTTTGGCTATATTTAAAGGGGATGATTCCGGTCTTAATGGTATTAATTTGCGCTTCACTGAGAAGATACAGTCGTGGACAAAAGAAAGAGGATTACAACTTAAAGA